CATAATTAAAACTAGTCTTTAATAGTACCGACATACAAAAAAAAAACCTTTCGGGAAAAAACCGACTTGGGTTTTTTTGTGTATGTCGGTACTATTAAAGACTAGTTTTAATTATGTTTTTCTATGGTTTACCCTAAAGTAAATTTAAGAAATAGTAATTTACACGAACCTTTAACGGCCGTCGTACCTAAATACTGCCAGTTTAACACTGGCTTATATAAACTCTGATGGTTGTATTTCGCGGTCTGGATTCACGTCCACCGTTAAGTTTACAAACAACCTAGGATCACTAGATCCCAGATTGCTGAGATCAAGTGTAAGTTGATAATTGAAGACGCGGTAAAAATATGTACCTCGTTTTTCAATGTCATTTGCATCCGCATCTAGAATGCGGGAGCAATTCTTCATTACAATGGGTCCACGCTTAATGTGTGCCCAAGTAGTTCTAAAGCTGTTTAACAGCCCATCTGGAGCGAAAATACTATCTTTAGTAAGTACCTTCACCATATGAAATGTTTTCTTTCCGTCAATAAATTTGGCGGTACGTCGTTCCATGTTTAGTGGAATTTTCATAGTATACATTTTATTATTAACTATATCTACGATAGTATCGTACATATTGTTTTTTGACTTCAAGGTTTCTTTAGAGAAACCCCTATCTATGTTAAGATCGTTCAACCAAGTTGAACCAGGGTCTTTCATAGGATCAGAAGGGTCTTTGAGACCATCAAAGACTTCCTTCCAGTCGTAATAATGCTCTTCTACATATAATCTTTTAATGTAAAAGGGCATGGATTTCCAAACTCTCTCCCTACCAGGGATTGAGGTTGCAAATTCTTCAAATGCCGAGAACTTCTAATGAGGTCCGAAATCGGCAAACCAACGTATAAAATAGTCTTTATCAAAGTCTAAATTTACGCCTCTATCTGTAGTTTTTCTAGAGATATACATTCTCAAAAGTTGAGAGATCATAAACCTCTCATAATCTTTGAGATCATTAGTTTTATCATGCGTTAGAATTAACGCTTTTAAAATGTTCTGGTCCCAGTGTTCTAAAGACGGTGGAACCCCTATAGCAAGCCCTCCTGATTCTGCAGGCAATGTAATATACATTGACAAGGGCATGTATTTGTAAAAGTTTCTAGCGAATACTCGCTTAGCAACCTCTGTTTGGCCTTTGTAAATTGGTCTCATCCAACTTACTTGCCTATTAAACATATCATTCCTCCCGTACAAGGGGGAACAATCTGAATCTGCGTTTGTCTTCTGAAATACAGAAAATAATCGCATTTTAAAATAATCTATGAATGGTGGCTCCTGACAATTTTCAGGAGTCTCCCATACAGTTACATTAGGATTCCAACCAGTTTTGTTTGGATCCTGTCTCCAAGCTACAGATTTGACCTAAACGGCCTCTCCGTAGCAGCAACCAAACTTCGCAATCAATGTTTTATCGTTGGGTTTAAACCCAATTTGTTTCATTAATTCCTAAGTTACAAGGTGGTCCTCTAGAGAACCTTCTGCTATACAGTCGTCTCCAAGACTACTGTTTCCACATCCTGCCTGAGGAGTATTTCCTCTGGACAAGATCATACCGTTGCATATGGTAAGCAGTTGCTTACACATAGGCAAACCCATGGGTACACCCCTTAAAGTAGGAGTTTCCCCATCGTACATCATTGGCATTGTTATACAATTGCCTGATTCCTAAAGCCAAGTATTAGTTATTCCTAATCCTTTGCAAAAAGATCTAAAAGCTATTCTGGTTGGTTCTCTTTCCATCCAGTCTGTAGCCGCAGTATAATCGCAGGTCTAAAACAAGCTATTATCAGAACAGGCGAAAGGATTTTTCGCTCTAACTCTGTTTATATAGAAATCCCACGCGGCTGACTTTCCGAACAGTCCGTGAGTAACTACGTCCGCATGTCTCAATATATTATTGAAGACGTGCGCACACTATTGCTAATAAACCTGCACTACGGCAGGTCCCTTAGTGACGATCCTGGATTTTAGCCCAGGTTCGCCAATTGATTCTGTAGAAAAGTCGAAACCTTTTAAAGGCTTCCAATTCTCAGAAAAGTATCCCTGATCTATAAGATCAAAGGTAATGAAAGCAAAAACCAGTTGAGACATTCTCTTTTGGTTCATGTTTATTTCACTGTAAATCGTTCCGGATAATTCTATCTCGAAACGAGTTGGTTCATAGTCAGGGTCTTCCTCCCAATTTGGGTGATTTGCCTTTCTATCTCTTTGTGCAGCAGCTGCATGTTTGAACATCATCATAGCTAACTGCATTGTATTCGTCTTAACGGACCTAGGATCGCTTCCTCTCTTACATAGTAATTGATCAAGCTTCTAGATTGTTCCGTCAAAATTCTTTTTAAGTTTATCTTCAGGAATCTAATTCATGAACATATACTCTATCGGAGCTTTTCCAGGTATCATATCGAAACTGGAATTCTCCTCTTTTGAAGAAAATAGCGAAATTTTATAATTTTTCTCTTTTTCTTTTGTGTATATAGTGGTTAGCCAACTAGAAAATTTTCTAGAAAAGGCTCCCCTCTTACCTCCTTCAGCTCTCGTTGCTTCTAAGCACGAGGCGTTAGACAACGATACATGAGATTCCTTGATATTCCAAGGCATCTTATTATCGTTTTCGTTAGCTTTAGACATACGTATTGATTCTTTACAATACTTACCAAAGCGTTCACCTAACTTCGCGATAGTCTCTTCCGCGTAGATAGATGTTTCAAAGTCTCTCTCGCCTATATAAGCCTTTTTATGCTCAATTTTAGCGAGATCGATTTCATCTTGATCAGGGGTAGGCTATCCTCGTGTAACGAAGAAAGTACCCCAAATCTGTAAACTCCTTACTATATTGTCTCTGTTAAACATAGACTCCATAATAGGGAAGAATATATGGTAAAGATGACCCCCATAAGGGGCGTCACCTATTCCTTGTAACAAGATGTGGCGGAAGGTCAAGGCGACTTTCTTGAAGTCGTCTTTCCAGCACATCTAATTTCTTGACTAGAATCGAGCTAATAAACTCGAACATAGTCTTAAAAACATTCTTTGAATATCCTCACTAGGATTATCTCCGAATGACATCACAAATTGGGATTCGAATTGATTGAAGATATCTACATACCTTCTAATCGAACCTAATTTTCTAGAAAATAGTTTTGCAATATTAGCTCTGTATTTTCTCCTCCAGTTAAAGTAAGCTTTACCTGGCATCAACTTTGAAATATCAAAGCAGAAAGTATCTGCCTATTGTTTCGAAGCTTTTCTTGGTATTCGGTTTTCAAACCAAATATCATTTAACGGGGTCCACTTAAAAGCAAAAACTTGTTTGCGATTAACACGACCAGGTCTAAGATATCTTTTGACCACCCGCTTAGTTTGAACCTCCCATGATAGGAAGTTCTTAGAACTTTCCAAGCCTACTATAGAGTAGAACTTAGATCGTTCACAGCAACCAGCTCTAAAAGAGCCAGCGCACCTGTTTAAGAACCAGACAGACGGACTTACGTTCAAATCTGCGGTATAGGTGTTCAGC